GCGCTCTTATTAGTCTTTCTGATTTAAATGATGGAGAGATGAGACACGCAAAATCTGGTCAATGGTGGGAACACAATGTTCAAAGAAGCCTCGCAAACAATTCAGTCAATTACAAAGAAAAACCAGACACAGGAACTTTCATGAGAGAATGGTTATCTCTATATGATTCCAAATCGGGAGAAAGAGGAATTTATAATGGAATGTCAGCTAAGAATCAAGTAGCATCATTAAACGAAAGAGAAAGGAATGAAAATGGAGAATATGTTAAACGAAGAGATCCTAGAGATGATTTTGGAACGAACCCTTGTAGCGAGATCATTCTTAGAAGCAGAGAATTCTGTAACCTTAGTGAATGCGTTGTGCGAAGACATGACGATGTTGAATCTCTTAAAAAGAAAGTCAGAACTGCAACAATCCTTGGCACTTTCCAATCCACTCTTACCAATTTTAGATACCTCACCAAAGAATGGGAAAAAAACTGTTCTGAAGAAAGGTTGTTGGGTGTCTCACTCACTGGCATTTTAGATAATCCTTTAACTAATGGTAAGAAAAAAGGGTTAGAAACTTTATTAGAAGAATTGAGAAAGGTAGCATATGAAACAAACAAAGAATGGGCAGACAAACTCGGAATCGAACGAGCGGCTGCAATCACTTGTGTCAAACCGTCTGGTACTGTTAGTCAGCTTGTTGATAGTGCTTCTGGTATTCATGCCAGGCATAATCCTTATTATATCAGAACTGTAAGAGCAGACAACAAAGACCCCCTTTGTAAATTCATGAAAGAAAGGGGATTCCCAAATGAACCAGATGTGACAAAACCAAATCACACAACTGTATTTTCTTTTCCAATGAAGGGGCCAGACCAAGCAATCTATCGACAAGATATGACAGCGATAGACCAACTAAAACTCTGGATGACTTATCAAACTCATTGGTGTGAACATAAACCATCTGTGACCATTTCTGTCAAAGAAGAAGAGTGGCCCAAAGTTGGTTCATGGGTGTGGGAAAACTTTGATTCTATTAGTGGAATTTCTTTCTTACCTTTTAGTGAACATACATACAGACAGGCACCCTACCAAGATTGCACAAAAGAGGAATACAACAATGTATTAAAAACTATTCCTCAAAATATAGATTGGAAGGAGTTATCACAATATGAAGAAATAGATTATACGGTAGCATCTCAAGAACTAGCCTGTTCGGCAGATGGTGGATGTGAAATTGTAGACCTTTAATTGGAGAAACATGGAAGTTGAATTGAATGTAGAATGTAATGCGTGTAATGCGACATATACCATGATGTATGAGTCGGATGATATAAGGGAAGAAGATCCAGCATTTCATTGTTCTTTTTGTGGAATATTAATGGAACCTTATTATGACGAATTTTTTGATGAAGATTAGATTTGTTGCTGGAATTGATTATTCATTAACATCGCCCGCAGTATGTGTAGCAAAAATAATTGATAACGAAATAAAATTTGAAAATTGTAAGTTTCATTTTTTGAAACAAAACAAGTCACATAAATCATTGAGTAAGATATTTGCATATGATTATCCAGAATATTCGGATGAGATTGAAAGGTATAGTAAACTTGCATCTTGGACTGTTGAATGTATTCGATGGTTTGATGGCCGAGTAGATAAAGTTTACTTGGAAGATTATGCATTTGCGGCGACAGGTAGAGTTTTCAACATTGGAGAGAATACTGGAATACTCAAAAAACAACTTAAAGAAGCCGGATTCAAATATGATACAATCCCACCCACAGTAATTAAAAAACACGCCACAGGAAAAGGAAATGCCAATAAAGAATTAATGTACGAAACGTTTTTGTCAGAATCACATGTTGATTTGAAGAGTCAGTTGTCTCCAAAATCAACCAAAATTTCTAACCCTGTATCAGACATTGTAGATTCATTTTACATTTGTAAGACAGGATTTCACTTAAAGGAACAGTTGTGCGAACCGAGCAAAACCCTTATCTAGTTGAAACAAAAAATAAACAAACATTGAAATTTAGTAAAATAGATGCGGATAATGAAGCCGTTAATTTTCAACAAACTGGAAAAGATGTTGAAGTTTGGCATGAAGGAATATTACAGTATCGATTACATGGCATTGAACAGGGTAAACTTTTTTAAGAATAAACTTGACATATTTAAAATAATTTGTTATAATAATACTATGGAAATGAAAAATGTTTGATAAAATCTTACAGACGGTTCTAAAGTTTTTTGGAAAGAAAACACCAGAACCACTTACAGAAGAAAATAATGAATCCCTTGAAGCGCTTGAAAGAATAGAGGCTCTTGATAATATTGGAGAATCTTCATGAGCATGATGAAGTTTGATGACTCTAAAATAAAAGAAATTCGGAAAAGAAAAGAACAAGGCCTCCCACCACCTCCTACTAGCGGAGATGTGGTTGAACAATCAAAGAATGCAATGGGTGGAAGTGAGTTGATTTATCAAAGAGTCAAGGAGAGAGTGCCTGATGACCTCTGGAACTACTTTCAGATCATTCTTTCGAGAGTTCGTGAATATGAAGATAAACCGAAACTCCTTTGGTTTCAAGACACATCAAAAGATCCAGAAGTACAATTTTTAAAAGATAAAACTTATCGTGACAAGTTTGTACGATTTGTATTTCCTTCTGATTGGTCGCTTGAAAAATATAATATGGATCTCGATGTTGAATATGAAAAGAGTGTTGTTCTCAAAAACGCAATAGAACCAATTCCAATACATACCAAACCAAAAGACGGCCCGATTCGACTTGCATATATTTCTACACCACATCGTGGATTGGATGTTCTGATTGGAGCATTTAAAGCACTAAAATTAGAAAACGTAGAACTTGATGTATATTCAAGTTTTAAGATATATGGTTGGGAAGAACAAGACAAAGAATGGGAACCTCTTTATAATGCTTGTAAAGAAACACCAAATGTGAATTATCATGGAACGGTTTCTAATGATGAAATTCGGTCAGCGTTACAACAAACACATATTCTTGCATATCCAAATGTCTATCCAGAAACAGGATGTATATCTGCAATCGAAGCGATGAGTGCAGGATGTATTGTAGTATGTCCAAATCTTGGAGTTCTTCCAGAAACGTGTGCGAACTTTGCATGGATGTATGGATTTGTTCAAGATAAAACTGAACACGCAAGAAAGTTTGCATATGTACTGAAAGATGCAATTGAAAACTTTTGGGAACCACCAGTTCAGGCTGGTCTTGCATTTCAAAAACAATACTATGATATGCACTATGATATTGAAACTACTGCAAAACAATGGACAATGATGTTAGAAACAATCAAGAATAATATTGAAAACACTAAAGAAAAAAAATCATAATGACAAAGAAAGTGAAAGTGGAAAGAAAACCGATGAAGGTAAAACGAACTCGTAAGATTTCAGAAGAACAACGTGAGGCTCTTCGGGAACGCATGAGAGAAATGCGTAGAAAAAGAAAACCAGCAGAATATAAAAATGTAAATGAACGTGTTCTTGTTCTTCCAGATGATGATACTTATTCCTTTAAGAATGTTAAGGGATGGATTAAACATAACAAAGAGATGGTTGCGGCACTAGGTAAACAGGGAAGAGGCAGACATGCTGGAGAAAAAGAACAAAGAATTGCAGAAATGCAAGCCGCATCTCGTAAAGCATATATTCGTTATTGTGAACACTACATAAAAACTGGTGATTGGATTGGAATGTTTTCGGGACAGAATGAGGAGCATAAAGTGGTTCCTAGATGTGTAGCGATGGCATATTATCCTGACGGAACTCCTAAGAGGTCTGTAGGGGTATTCTATCCCGATATTAACATAGTATGGACTAATGAAATGGAATTGGAAGGTGAAGCGATAGAAATGATCAGACGCCATCGTTCAATGACCAAATTAGCTGCATTGACAGATAAACAATTTACAGGAGAAGTTTGATATGGCAGAATTCAATATTTTAGAAACCCTTGATTTGGTTGGTAAGGCCAAGACAAGAGAAGAGAAACGACAAGTTCTCAT